TATATAATGTAGTAGTCACACTGGTGTTGTCGGTGTTGTCGTACACAATAGAGTTGATAATCCAAGTCTGATCATCTAAATTTATGTTGTTTCCCAAACTAGTATAAAATACGTTATCTAAGCCGAACCGAGAACCTACATTTCCAGGAATAGTAAATGTATTATCTACAAATGACATGCTAACAATATTAAATTGTTCTCCTCGTTGCTTAATTATCTTAGCATATGCATCAACTAAATATTTTGATTTATTACATGCATTTTCGATTGTAAAATATTGTGGAGAGTCTTTGCTTGAGCTGGATGTCCAAAAATAATCTTGATAGTTAATCAACATATCTAAATTAATGGGAGGAACCCAGGTAAACTCAGATGAATCTGCCCATTTGTCCATACGATCGATGTCGATACCTAATGTAGATAATCTGTGTTGAAATTCTTTGAATGATAGTGCTAATTCAGTTGTTCCAACTTTTGTATACATAGTTGGTGTTAATTGGAATGCTTGTCTATGTGGGGTCTTTTCTTGAATCTGTATTTTTTTTGATATAGCAGGTGTAGTGTTGCCGATATATCCAACTACTCTAGTAGTATTATCATTGGTAAAGAACCGATCTAACACGACGTCAGATAGTGTTAGATTTATGTCAGATTGGTATACATCAGGCAGAGAATATAGTGTTTTTATTTGGTCATCTGAATTGTCTGTAAAGCTCACAATGTATTCCTATATAAATATCCATTATTTATATAGGAATACATTGTGAGCTAGTATTAGTACAGGGCTAACCTATTTAATTAAATATAATGTTGCAGATGGATTTGTGTTACTTAATGACTTCCACTCTGGTTTTTTTTGTTGATCATTCCTAATCCAAACTTGGCCCAATAATCCTACTATTCCCCACTCTGCCCGTTGTACTCTACTAATGTATGTGGCGTTTTTAGATTGGTCCCAATCAGGATTAATTTTATCTATTTTGTCAATATATCGATCTGCACTTGTTGGAATCTGGGTGGATGTTGCATTGGCGGAGTCAATTGATATGATATGGTCTACACCATTGACATCAGTCCACTTTGCCATCTGAACATCTTCTGTTATTTTCCGCCCAAAATCATCCCTCAATATCTCACCAGCCCAACTAAATTCAGCACTATTACCAATTACCGCTCCAGTACCAGAAATGACTCCTATGATATCATCAATATTATCAGTAGGTAGGTGTTTACGAATCATATTACCATCTAATACAACACAATACCCAACCCGATCCTCATTCATTGGATTTAAATCCTTCCACTCAAAAAATTCAGCATAATCTGCAGATATATTATAGAACGTAGTTCCACCAGCTACTACTCCATCACAAAATACTGCAAATTTAGTTAGCATCACACCAGTGTCCACAATGGTTGGTGTAGTGAGGCTCGTAGTAGTGCTAGTATTACAAGCCATGAACAGTGCAGCTGGGTTTGCAGTAGTAGATGATGCATATGATGGTTGGCCAGAGGTCAGTACTAATGAAACTGGCACCGATTTAAGTTTAGCGGTATGTATCCAGGCACCAATCGATGCTGTTGCTGATACTGCATACAGTCCAGCAATTAGTGTGTCAGCAGGGTTTGTATTAACTATACCAATCCCACAGTCATAATGATCACCATACACTGAAACACTGGTAGGTCCACTAATATCTATACCGGCTTTAAATTCTGGTGTCGCAGTAAATGTGGTTGTCCCTCCAAATGTATTTGTGCTTAAATATGTATTGGTACTACCGGCACTAGTATTTACCCCAGCTGATCCAGCGCTTATTACACCAAGTGTATCTATTTTTATTGTTGTATTATCTACTTTGATGTTACCCAATTCTGTTGCTGATGCAATTTTATTCTTTAGAAATATAAAATTACCATCCATTTCAGCATTTGTTAAAGGTGCAGTAGCTATTGTGCCTTCGCTTGTATTTGTTGATACTCGTAATGTTAACCCTGTAGGCATATTAAATTCTCCTTAAATTGCATTGTATTGTATTTATGTGTATTTATGTGTGGTTGTTATGTTGGTGTACATGCAGTTAATGATCCTATATAGGTAGGAACACAGTATGTAGTATCACAGTATGTAGTGGCACAATCAGGGCTATCACCTCCATCTCCATCACCAATACCAGTACCACCATCACCACCAGTATCAGTACCACCAGTACCACCAGTATCAGTACCACCAGTACCACCAGTATCAGTACCACATGCGGTCAATGACCCTATATAAGTAGGAACACAGTAGGTAGTATCACAGTATGTAGTGGCACAATCAGGGCTATCACCTCCAGCTCCATCACCAATACCAGTACCATCATCACCATTGCCTCCACCACCATTACCACCAGTACCATCTGGTGAACAGGGAGTTAATGATTCTATATAATCAGCAGTACAATAGGATAAATCACAATACGGAGTAGCACAGTCAGTACCACCAGTCCCAGTCCCAGTACCACCAGTACCAGTCCCATCACCACCGGGATCAGTACCAGTACCATCCCCGGGTGAATTTGTATAATTCATAACATTTGTTACATTTGTTATGTTGGTTACATATTGAATAACATCTGGTTGAGCTCTTAGTGATATGTCATCATATGATGTGATTAGCTCTATATCAATTACTGAAATATCTGGGTAAAATATTTCATCTTCTTTTGCTATAATTTGATATAGGCTACCAAAATGATTGCTAATATATACTGGTACTATAACAATTGATGAAATATCATTGGCTAGCTCTGAATGTATTGCGGCTGATAATTCAGAAAAATAAAAAGTCTCACCAAACTCCCACATGGTGACATCGAAGAAGTTACGAATGGTTGTCACTATACTAGTTTTAATTTGGTTGTCAGTTAGTGTAGATGCAATTGATCTAATTACCTTGAATGTAGCTTGTAACATCGGATCTGCTTTTTTTCCAAATAATACTTTAATTATTCCTGGATGTAATATCACAGTATCGGATATCATACCATTTGCCAACAGACTACCATATGCCAATCGTAAGTCTAATGGGGTTGGGGTTGTTGGTTTGTTATTGGATGAACCCTCTAGCCATCCTTTAAACTCTAGGAAGTATCCTTTTTGTATTATAAACGTATCTATAATATTTGATGCAGCTGGATCTATCAAATGATAATTTGGAGTATGGTGAAACCAAGCAAAATTCAAATCTGTTCTGCCGATTCGCCTAGTCCATGTACCAGATCCAGCACTAAGTTCATAGATATATGCATTTAATGCATCTATTGTTGTTGGTGTAATTAACCAATCACTTAGTTTGTCAACTCTATAAAAATATACAAAATCATGCATTGTTATAATAAATGTACTATTGTTTAGTCCTGCTAATCCACCAGCTGGTAAAATTGATATTTCATTAGATGTAACTACCATGTGTGGAGTTGATATCAGCGGATGTTGTGATCCAGATAATGACGAAAACAAATCAATATCAACAATAATAATTGATGATGATGCTAATATGGAATTAGATGTAATTCGTATGTTACCATTTACTAGTGCCACTTGAGCAACACTCACTAATAATACACTCAATTGGGTTATCAAATCTCCAATCGTTTGAGCTTCGGATCCAATCACGGATATTATAAACAATACATTATTTACATATACTCTAGTACTATATACATTGCTGCCATTTGCCAATCCAGTTGAACTACTGGGAGTATTATTCCCACCAATATTAACAACTTGATAACTAGCAGTGTGTATTATTTCTTTCCAATGTACACCAGGTATAGCTACTCCGGACAATGTAGTAGGTAAATTGCTACAGTACACACTAACATCACCAATTCCTGCAATATAATGGGTTGGTAATTTGATTACATATCCATCTGCTGGAACAACTTTTCCGACATAATCTATTATAATTTTAGGTTTAATAATGTTGGCTAGTCCAAGTGGTTGACTGGCGTCATTAATATCTAGGTAGTCTGGTACACCATCATTGTTTATATCAGCTGGTAATATAGATATTCTAGTTGCATCTGGTAATCCTACATATGGACCAGTAGTATGCAATGATTGTCCTAGTACATTAAAATTCCAAGTATTTGATAATATCCCATCCCTATTATGATTTATATTTGCTTGTAATATAGATATCACATCGAAGTCTGATTTTAATGTACTATAATCAATGACAGCATCAGCAGTATTATTACATGAGAATTGAGTAGTTGGGCTATGGAATATTAACCGATTTGCATATCGTACAATATTATATGTTGCTCCATTTTGAATTGTTGATGTATTCTGAGTTTGCCTTATAGTAATCAGTGGTGATAATATGTAATTCTTCTCTGACCAATCTGATAATACATCAACTGGGTTGCTCGATGCAGGCACCACATGCCAAGAATATGTTGTTATATTATAATACAATCCAACATTTGTTGGAGATGGTGGAGGGTTTAGACTTGATGACAACATAGCCAATTCAGCTGTAGTAAATTTGCGCTTAAACTTATCGACCGGTACACCATAACTAGTGGTATATAGAAATGTATCTGATGATGACAATAATGGCTCAATATATGTTAATATTAGTGTATTAATGTCAACAACTGGGGTTGATATTGTAGATGTTTCAATATTATAGTATAGTGTTCCATCATTGCTGAACATTTTAACATTATCATATGAATTGCTTGGGTCATGCCATGCGATGTATTTAGAATCTCCAGCAAATGTTCGATTTACTGATCGTAATTTTAATATCGATGAGTCTTGGTTCATGAAAGTATTATAATCTTTTCCATTAACCATTCTAGCCTGTGTATAATAAGTAGATGGTGCAGTAGTTCTAATATGTTCTAAACTCTCAGATGATGATCCATTCTGTAGTGAATTTATTAAGCTAAATGTAAACGTAAATGTTTGGGTTAATCCAAATGTATCTATGTAATTGAATGATGCTTGTTTATTAATGACAGCAGATTGTGATATCATAATATCTTGGTTTACTGAACTACGTACCCAAATATCAAATGTACCAGTTGGTATATCAGAAAAATCACCATCACCAAACATCAATCCTATTCTATTATTTGCTCTAGTTTCAACTTCATACTTAGATCTAGATTCAACATTATTAAAAATTACATTATATGATCCAGAATTATCAACTTCTACCCATTCCCCACTTATAATAGCTGTATTATGCTGCAATATACTAGTATTATTTAATATATTACCAGTGATTGGATCTATATTATTAACCCACACATCAATGTTATTAACATTATCAAGAGGAACCTCATATGATTGGTTTGGTGTTATCCCATCAAATACCTGACGGTATTTGGTTAATGTGCCTTGTTTGGTAAAGCACATAAACCCAGATGAATCAGATGAATCACCCAATCCATCTTGTCCATACAGAAATGTAAAATTTGAATTATTGGATGGGCGGCGTTCAAATACTCCAATGGTAGGATCGTATGATACTGGAACCAGTTCCATTGGTAACTGTTGTCCATTTGTAGTAGCAGTATATGAAAATATACCAGCCTGTAGTGGTATAGAGTTTATATTATATAAATCAAACAATACATCTTGTATTTGAAATCGATCGACTGGATTTACTGTACCGAATGATTGTGATAATACGGTATCCATTACTACGATGAACTGATCTTTCCAATTAACATTACTTGTATCATTCCATCCAATTGTTCTACCTGCAAGATTATTACCAACTGAGTCTATTACAGTTTCAGTAGTAACAACTGATGTGATTTTAACCAATCCTCTAGCTGGTATGGGTCTATCAGCTGCATATGATACCAATTTTGCTAATCGCAAAATTGAATCTTGGCGTTGAGCAGTGGATATGAAATTTTCATGAGCATCCATATCTAATCGGTATGCAATTAATGTCGCAATATTGGAAAATACCTCAACAATAGCTACTAATTCCTCACTTTCAATGAAATCATTAAATGATTCAGGAAAGTATAATTTCAAATAATCCAATAAACTGTGTTTAATTGTATCATAATCAAACGCAGCAAAGTTTACCTGCTGAAAACTAGTGTATATTTGTTCCCAACTCTCAGCTCTACTTACTAATCTCGACAAGGTAATCTCCTTTCATACGTTATCCATTATTTATACAAACACTTGGTTTGTATTTACCAGCATCAACGTACACCATCAAATTGAATATTCAAATCTATGTTACCAGTCATATCCAATTCAATATACAACAACAAGATAGATGCTATCGCATAGTTTTCATCGTATGATGGAATGACTTTGAGATCCAATAATTGAACTCTTGGATCATATGATACCACTGATCTCAAATCCTCTTCCAAGACATCTAATGTCATCTTATCTAATGGTTCAAATGCCAAATCGGGTATTCTAGTCCCAAATGTAGGCATCATTACTCGCTCGCCCCGCCTGGTGTATATATGATTCAGTAAATCACGTTTTACTAGGTTTATATCAGATACACCAAATCGCTTAGTTGTTTGGTATCCGTATGATGAAAACCCCCTATATAATCCTATGGCCATGTGACTACCTTCTCCAGTATAGTCCTCTATTTATCTCTCGACCCCTCTCCGAATGTCCCATATTACTATCATCATATGAAAACTCTGGTGTATGACCATCATCTTTCTTTGTCATACATCTACCATATGGCTCATGAGCTGGCACTTTGTTTGTAAATAATGCTGGCTTATCATCTGACTTTTTTGATTTGGTTGCCGATGATGCTGATGGTCCATTTACAAAGAATGTACTACAACTAATTAATACTTGATTTGATACTTTTAAGTTGACAGTTGAATTGGATTGGATATTTATATTAGATTTTGATTTTATATGCATTGATTTATCAGAGTACATTCTTATATCCTGCTCAGCACTTAGATTGAATTCTTTTGATATTTGTATGTTATAGTTTTCACCAACTTTAGTTTGTATATTTTTACTAGTTACTATGCTAATATCTTCTTTTGCATTCATTCTAATTTCTTTTTCTGATTGCATATGTATACCTTCTTTTGCATACATACGAATTGTTTTATCAGAAGTAAGATTTATATCTTCTACTGATCGTATACTAACCTTATTAGTAGTAAACATATCAATATTACCATCTTGGTCTAGCTCTATCCAATTATTTCCTTTAGCTGTTGATATATAAATACGCTCATTTGTATCATCTAATATTATTTGATTCCCAGATGTCGTTCTAAATCGCATTCTACAATTCTCTTGTCTATCATCCATGGATATCGAATGAAATCCAGGAGTAGTCCAAGAATATGTATGAGAGTCATAGTTTTTCCCTGAATTATTACCATATGGATCAGTTCTACTATTTTGATATCCTTGAGTACTTACCCAATTGCCATGAGTAACTTCCAAATCATCTTGTACCTTACTATATGATCCAGATAATTGAGATACATCGACTCTAGTTGCACAATAATCTGCAGCTCTAGTCATCCACTCATGTGCACCTGGGGTTTTACCAAATGCTTGTTGCATATTACTAGATAGTGGTTCAATTAATTTTTCTCTTGATGAGTATGGACCATATGGTTTAGATGCGGGTTTATTTTTATCCAATTCTGGATGATCATCATATATCCATCTACCATGTGGTAATGTATGTGTTGTATTCATATCATATACACATCCCATAAACAATCGATGGATATGACTTTCATCTAAACTCATGACAACTGCTTGTGCTCCTACACTAGGTAATGCCCACATACCATATGCAACACCACCCTCAGTTTGATCTAATCCTGGTCCTCTAGCCCCAACTGAAGTTTGTCCACCAAATGGTGTTACATACATACACCATGGCATTGCATCTATTTCATGATCCCACGAATCTCCCCACATGGGAACAACAATCCGAACTCGTCCAAGTTGCATAGGATCATTTGTATCAACTACTGTACCAATTGCGATTATATCACTAAATGGTGTATTTTCATACCCAACAGCCGAATCAAATGCTTGTTTTGTTTTTGTATTATATGCCATTATGTTACCAATTATTATATTGTAGGTGGTTTGGTTGTGCAATCAGTTTTTCCAGGCTCGGACTTGAGTTTTTCTTCTACATCACAATCTTTATTTGCTGCAATCGCGTCCTTGTTTTTCTTTTTTTCTGCTTCCACAATATCTGGAAGATCAGTATTATTAAACATTATACTATGAGGAACATATGGAACTTTATTACCCAACAATGTTTTATTTATATCATGATATGCAATTGATTTCTTCTGATTACCTTCTGGTGTTGGATGAGTCAGAATACTAGTAGCACCTCCAGTACCTTCTTTATGTCCTAGATATATTTCCTCACGAGTAGGCTCTCTTCCTAGTTTATCTCGTAGTACTGATTGATTATGCTTCATGTACTTAGCTGTTGCTAATGCATTATCATATGGATTTAATATGTTTGAACTAGGACTTTCTCTGAATGCAGGCCAAGTACCTTTTAAAAATTGTCCGAGCCCAAGTGCAGTAGAATTTGGATTATCTGCATTTGGGTTAAAGTTTGATTCAGTAGCAATCAGATTTGTCAATGTAAATTTTTCAGATGGTGTCAGTTTCATTTTAATTGCAGCAGCATCAATTGCATCTTTAACTGGAGTAGTTGCTTTTGCATATCCAGCTACATCATTTAAGTTACCTTGACCTGTTAGTATACCAGCAATAGATCTATTTGTATGATCCAAATCACCTATCGAATTATCTAATACAGATATCCCAGTTGGTGATTTATTTGGATTAAAAAACTCTCCAACTACCCCCTTATCCATTAGTGGTAACTTTTCTGGTATCGCAAGTGGTGGCTTATTTTGAGACTTTTTGCATCCGATTTGGTTATCATAACAAGATCCAATTGCGACGTTGCTAGAATGTGTGTTAATGGATGCTAGTGCATTTTCATCTGGTATACCTAATAAATTCAATACTTGTGTAAACTCACCACCATCAAATATATGCTCAATTTGCATTATATAATAATACCCATTGAACCAGAAATCTACGGCATAATCACCAGTTGAATTTGAGCCTGGTGAACTTCCAGTAAATAATGTTGAATCATCATTGTGTCTAGGCATCTTTATGTTAATTTTTGCGATTGAAGGGATGCTTCCCCATCCTGCCATTATATCATCTGGTTGTTCTGATTTATCTATTGTGTTTTTTTGTACTTGACTAGGTGTAGTATTTTTGGAGATGTTACTGAGTAATCGAGGATTTCCAATTATCTTGACAGACACTTCAGATACTTCTAATGATGCATGCTTAGACATAGTATATGCTGATTGTGTAGTAGTATTCCCATCCTTACTATTTCTATTAACTGGATTCTTTATTATATTACCAAACGTGACTGGAATATTGCGGATTTGGCTACCTTGTCGGATTGATTGATTTTTTAGTGATCGGTTAGATACAGTATGTATTACATTAGGTTGATCACCCAATGCTGTATTATATGAATTCACAGCAGTAGCTATATTTAGATATGCTAATCCAGCACTTAGTTTCATATCAAATTCTAATATATCTAAATTATGTCCAGTATATAGATAATCAAATTCAATTATATTCTGTTGTAATATGCTGGTATTTTCGGCTGATGTATTTGGTGAGTTGCCAGCAATCACATCAAATATAGATACTGACGTATGTACTTCGTGTCGTTTTACTCTATAAATTGCAGTGTAATCCAATCCACCCTTGCCATCATCTTTACTTTCTAGTGTTGAATGTATCTTATAGTCATACATAAGATGATTACTATCTTCACGTGATTTTTCTGATTTGGCTTTTTCACACATCGCCATTATCGAATGTATACCAGATTCTATGCTAGAATTTGCATCAATTCTAGTAGTAGCAGGTCCGTTACATGGATTTCCACTGGACTTTGCTTGTGGTAGTTGATCTTCTACTTTATATTCAGCACTATCATATGGAGGGACAGCCTCTACTTTATACTTAACAGATCTTAATGAATCTTGTATACTACCAGGACCAACTGTGTCATATGCACATTTATAATATTTATCATAGTTTTTTTGAACTACATCAGTTAGGTTTGCAAATGTTGCTGTTAAATCAGCACCAACTTTAAAATTAACAGCTGCTCCTGATTTGCTATATGGTGGTAGTCTGGCTGATCCGTGGGATATTGATACGAAGTTTATATTGTATAGTCCACCTTGTTCCGTAAATGATCCAGTAACATCCAATGCTAGGAATAATATTGGCTTGACATCAGTAATATATTCTACAGTATCAGTATCAGTATACCCAACAAAGAAAGTCTTGAGACACCAGATTGCACTAGATGAGTCAATACCCATCTGTACACAACAACTAACTACCCTATCAAGAAATAACACTCCCCTTGGTTCTGATATATCAATCGATCCCTCTATTGCAATTGATGTATTGTTGTCATTTTTTGCTGCTGATCCATTTGTAACAGATATTACACTAGCTCGTGTAATAGAGAATGAAGCATCAGTTGATCCATTAATTAATATACAATACTCACCAGTGTCTATTGATTTAACACCTAATCCATCCAATCCAAATTGGTCAGATATTGTACTGACTGAATGTTGCCAGACATCTAGTGATGTTGATGTAGATAGTGCTTCAGCTACTTCAGTTGATTTGCATATAGCTAATACGTGATAATAGTTATATGATCTAAACTTGGATAATGGGTTTTGTGGTTTTGACATATCGTATTCTATTATGTGATGATCAGGTATTTATCAAGTTCGTTTCACCAACAATTCGTTAAATACTCTACTTTTTATTGGCAATATTAATATGATGCCAGTTACAAACTTATTAATGTCAGATATTGCATTATATTGCATAATAAACCATCCTAATGTTTCATCACCATATAAATCATATGCCAATAAATCTGGACGACCTTTGTATTGCACTTCTAGCGTTAGAAGTACATCAGTTCCTGATTTTGGAAATGTGGTTCGCTCCCACCAACCTAATCGGGATCCAAAGTCTTCCACAATTCCACCATGGACATATCTTCCCTTCCTAGCTCGATTCGATTTTGGGTAATTTACCATATGAGTATCCTTTTAAAAATTAACCAAGTTTCCAGTTTTGTATGCCATTAAATCAAACTTTTCAAACTCACGAGGTGAGTGTGCTTCTGTTAATGATATACTAACATCTATTTTAATTGGAAATGGTTCGGTTGTGTTTGTTGTAGTAATATCAACTGGGATGTAGTCACAATCGTCTGGGTATGTAATACCTAGTGATGTCAGTACGACAGGGACTCTATTAATGTTAACATTGTTACCCGCTGAATTAGATCTAGCATCATTTGCCGTGGTGGAATATGCATATAGATATAGTAATTCAGGTGGAGCTCCTAATAACTCAGCTCCATTTGCACCGGATGATACTCCATTTCGTATTCTATTTGCTGCTGCACTAGATCCAGTTGGTGTAGACTGTCGTATATTTGTACCTGAATTACCAAAAAATGGATATCTCCAACTTCGCAGAGTTTGTAGGTATTTCATATTTCGCAACGCGTCTGCTGAATTTCTCGATATTAGTTTTGCTCCTATCGTAAATGTTCTAGCTTGGGTATACTTATATGTTTGTATACTACCTGGCATATGTACTGGTTGAACTGCTGCATAGTCTACACTACCATTTTCTGAAAATGCTGGTGTTACTTCGAACATAACCGATGTAATATCACCTGGATTGAATGCTGTTGCTAATCCTAACACAGATACTAATCTCACCTTATAATTAGCAGATCCAGAGGTATCCACAGCACTAGATAGTGAATTCAGATAATCAACACTACTAAATGAGTGTTGATTTGGTAGTATATTGCCAATTTGTTGGGCTAAGTTATTAGGTCCAGCAGCAAATGGATTATTTAAGTCTATTGTACCACCAACTGCTTGCGATAGCTTACTAGAAAATGGATTTTGCAAATCAATTGCATTATTTACTGATCGAGCTGCTTTTGTATTGACATTTGCTGCAGTGGGTCCAAATCCACCAAGTCCTAGATCTTGAGGTGATAGGTTAGATAGTGTTGCCATTTTTAATCTCCTCACTTAAATGATTATTTATGGTTGTTGACCTTTTTCTATTTTTCAACTATGATTAGTGGGCTATTAACCTGGACATAATATGATTCAACCAACAAAAAGACAGAAAACAAAAATAACCCATGCTGGTCGCACAATATACCTAAACAACAAAGAACTGCTAATTGCACTAAAAGAATCAAATGAAAACAAAAAAATGTCTGATACTTTGGCAAAAATGTTACAAAAGCTATGTGCTAGATATGGAACGAAGGGAAATTTTGTAAATTATTGTGTTGATAGCCAAACTGAGGCACTAACTAAGCAAGGGTGGAAAACACATGCTGATATCACAACCGATGATGAAATACTATCATATGATATAGACACTAAACAATTGACATGGTCTGCAATTTTTGATATATATAGAAATCCAACATATGATGGATTGATGCACAAATTGACCACACTGGGATTAGATGCACTAGTAACACCTAATCATAAATTTGTATCAAATGAGCGAGGCATCATTCCAGTAGAAGATATAATAAATAATGACCACATCATATTAACTGGATTACCAGTTGAGCAATCAATATCGATACATGATGATTATTTCATCGAATTGGTGGGATGGATTGTCGCAAATGCACAATTTGGTATTAACCCATCCCCAAATTGCTCCATATCAATATCACAACAACTAGGTCCCAACTCTGATAGAATACGTGATTGTTTGACACACTGTAATGTCATCCATACGGAATATATCAAAAATAATAGTATGATATTTACGTGCACTGGTAGTACTATAACAGACATATACCAATCAATTGCTCCAAACGGAGTGTTATCCAGTTTATTTATTACTGAATTGACACAACCACAACGGTTAATATTAGTATACACAATCATCAATGGAGATGGTTGGATCACACCATCAAATGAGCTGATTTATTACCAAACTTGCAAACTTCGAATGGATGCATTTTTAATGTTATGTACAATTTCGGGATCAACAACAACAACTACAAATAACACAGTTGATTGTAATTCACCACTATATCAGATAATTATACATAACAAACCAATCACATCTTGTATGGCTGGATGTATAAATTTTCATGATAGTAATTACAGAAAGATTGGGGATCGTAATCATGAGCATAATGTACCTACAGTACAATATCAAGGTATGATTTGGTGTCCACAAACTGAATATGGTACATTTATGTGTAGACGAAATGGTAGTATATACATTACAGGCAATACTTACAATGAAGATATGCAAAGTTATGCCATGCTAATGTTAACTCGAACTTGGCAAAGCTTCAATGCAGAAAAAGGGAGCAATCCGTTTGCATTCTTCACACAATGCATCAAGCATTCTTTTATTCAGTATTTAAATCAAGAAAAGCGTCATCGGAATATTAGAGATATGTTAATTGTTCAACAGGGGTTATCTGCTTCGTTTGGTTTTATGGAGGAGTCGGATCAGCATTTTGTGGATGATGAGCAGTGTTATGAGTTTCACAAAGCAGCAGCTAGTCAATTATATCAGTATAATCTACTATCAGATGAATCACCAATCACTAGGGACGAAACTGGATCGGCAATTGATGACACCGTTGATTTTACTAGTAATATCGACGATAATACTGAATTAACTTACTAATAACGGTGAATACAATCTATGGATATTATCTCTAAAATTCAACAGTACCAACAATTTGGTATATCCATAAGAAAAACAAATAAACAAACGAATGAGGTATATAATGAAATATTATTATATACCTCATTTTTACCACAAAGTTGCAAAATAAAGGAACGAATATATTGTGTATTGAATAATATATCTATTATACCATTGTGTAAGCATTGTAAAATCGAGAATGTATCTTTTTTAGGACCAGCAACTGGGTATCGTGAATATTGTTCTGTTAAGTGTAGTTCTAATAGTCAAGAGAAAAAGGATCAAATCATATCTACTAACATAGTTAGATATGGGACGAAAACTCCCGCTGAATCAAGTGTTATTAGACAGAAAACTGTGGATACACTTACTAATAGATACGGGGATGGTATTACATCTACCCAACAAGTACCTGATATTAAACAGAAATCCATTCAGTCTAATATTGAGCGCTTTGGATCACCATGCTATACCAGTAGTGAAATTGGAAAGGCCAAGATAACCAAAACTAACTTAGAACGATATAATAAAACTAGATTTAGACAAACAGATGAATATACAATCCAATTCACTGAAACCTGTAACACCAAGTACAATAGAGATCATCACAAACAACGACACATTAGTGTCGATAACTTAGTTTTGCTAAATGATCCAGATTGGTTATTAGATCAACACAAGAATAATAAACTAACACAAAACTCAATTGCTAGAGTGCTAGGTGTTAGTCCAAGAACTATTAGTAAAAAATTTCAAGATTTTAATATAGAGCCATTGCAGTTTTATCAATCTGTGGGTGAACAACAATTGACCCAATTTATACAAGATAACTATGATGGGAATATTATATTAAGAACTAGATCTATAATATCACCATTAGAGTTGGATATTTACTTACCTGACCTGAAATTAGCAATAGAGTATAGTGGAATTTATTGGCATTCAGAAAACAATGGAAAGGACAAATCATATCATCTAACCAAACTCAATAGATGTACCGAATTAGGAATTAGGTTAATCCAATTGTATGATACTGAATGGGCTCGTAAGCAAGATATTGTAAAATCTAGGATATTGCATGCACTAGGAAAAAGCAAACAAGTATATGCCAGGAAGTGCAAGATTGTTGATTTAAATACAAAACAAACCAAGCAATTTCTAATAGATAATCATATCCAAGGTTACTGTGTATCAACAATTAATTTAGGATTATCATGTGGTGATGAATTGGTTGCAATCATGACAATTGGAGCTTGTAGATTTAATAAACAAGTACAATATGAATTGCTTCGTTATGCATCAGTCATAAACAAATCTGTTGTTGGGGGAGCAAATAAGTTGCTCCATCACTTCATCAAAACATATTCACCAATATCTATAATATCATATTGTGATTTGCGTTGGGGGATTGGTGCATTGTATTTAAAATTGGGGATGACTCAATATCCAAATTCTCCTCCAGCTTATAATTACTTTAATCCTAGTAAACTAGAATTATTAAATAGACAACAATTTCAGAAGCACAAATTAGAATCTAAGTTACCTATATTTGATCATACACTAACTGAATGGGAAAATATGAAAATAAATGGATATTATAGAATATGGAATTGTGGCAATGCAAAATTTATCTTAACTTTAACTGAGGAACAATAGTATGAAAAAACTTACAAAATCAGCTTCATTTACTGATATACATTGGGGGTTGCGCAATAATGGTGAGCAACACAATCAAGATTGTTTAGAGTATATTAATTGGTTTTGTTCAGAGGCAATTAAACACAATGTAGATCATATAAACTTCTTAGGAGATTGGTTTGAAAATCGATCTGCAGTAAATGTATCTACGTTACATTATGCATATTTAGGTGCAAAAGCACTAAATGATTTAAATATTCCAGTATACTTCATCGTGGGTAATCACGATTTATACCAAAAACATACTAGAGATGTATATTCAACCGTATTCTTTAATGAATTTAGCAATTTTGTGATTATCAATGAACCAACAACAATTGCGGATATAGAAACTAGTCCTTTAATATGTCCATACTTATTTCATGATGAATATCAATTATTAGCTAACTACAAAAATACATTAGTTTGGTGGGGTCATTTTGAATTTCAAGGATTTATAATCACAGGCAATACAATTAGAATGCCATCTGGCCCAAATCCCGATGATTTTAGTGGACCAAATCATATATTTTCTGGTCATTTTCACAAGAGACAGGTTAGTAAAAACATTACATATATTGGTAATACATTTCCTACTACATTTAGTGATGCTGATGATATACACCGAGGTATGATGATTTTTGATTATATGACACAAGAACCTACGTTTATTGATTGGACGGATTGTCCTACATTTATTAAAACAACATTATCCGCAATTGTCGATAATGATATTATACTGAAACCGAAATCAAGAGTCAAGTGCTTGATGGATATTCAGCTGAATTACGAAGAAATTGCAGCTCTCAAGCAATCACTAATCACTCAGCATGATTTACGAGAGTTTACATTAGAAGACGAGTCAATTGAAAATTTAACTCAATTTGATGAAAGTGACGAGCAACATAATAAATTGGAGGGTATAAATGAGTTAATTATTAGAATGCTAGGTGAGGTAGATGCTCCAACAATAGACAACATTACACTAATTCAACAATATAACTTATTATGAATAATATACATGGATTAACATTCTCGTCAATTAGCTTTCGAAACTTTCAAAGTTTCGGCAATAATATGACGACAATTAGACTAGACATACCTTCAACTACTGCAATTATTGGTGAGAACTTAGATGATACTACACATGGTATTACATCAAATGGTTGCGGAAAAGCACAGCCATTAACTTCATTAATAAAGATACCAAATGGATGGAAACCAATGAGGGATATTCAAATTGGAGATGAGATTTGTACCCCAGATGGCAAAGTATCAAATATAATAGGTGTATTTCCACAAGGAATTCGACCAGTATATAAACTTACATTTTCAGATGGGAGAGTAGTTGAGGCAGATCAAGATCACATATGGGTAGTATTTTCACCCAAATGGAATAATGGTGTCATTAAATGTTCATTGACTACCATTGAATTGATTGACCACATTGACAACTGGAAGTCTAGCAAAATAAACCAATCACACTCTAGTATTTTTGTTCCTATGGTGATACCACATAACCAGCCAGACATCGATGTTCCATTTGATCCATATACATTAGGTATCTTGATGGGTGATAGTTGTTTATCAAACCCTACTATATTAGTCGAGAGAGTGAGCAAGGTTAAAGGCATTCCACCAATATATTTAGATAATTGTAGCATAACCCAAAAACTGAATTTATTACAAGGGTTATTAGATGCGAATGGTACTATAGGTGAAGCCAGAGATATATCATTTACTTCTGTTAATGAGCAACTAGCTATTGATGTTCAATATCTAATAAGATCGATTGGTGGTAAATGCAAAATAGATATTAGATGTCATCACAATGATGAAGGGGTAGATGGGCCCGTTGAATATGAGGTTCAAATTGATTATCACACTCCATCTGATTTGTTTCGTATTGCTACAAAGTTGGAGATGTTGTGTATTGAGAGAGTGCAATGTTGCAATGTTGGATTATGTATAGTAGATATTGAATATGTTCGTGATGATCATACGCAGTGTATTATGATTGACCATCCAGATCATTTATACATCACTGATAATTTTGTAGTAACACATAACACAACAATATTAAATGCGATTGTATATGCAATATATGATAATCCTGTATCTGATATAACAAAGGATGACTTAGTTAATAATATCAATAACAAGAATATGGAGGTATCAATTGAATTTACCAAGTACAATATACATTATAAAATAGTTCGAGAACGAAAAACAAAGGCTGGTAATGCTGGTAATAATGTATATGTATATATTGATGGTGTAGATAAGACCGAAGCTGGTAAAGCAAATAAGCAAATCATTGAGATAATTGGTATTCCATACGAATTATTCACCCGAATTGCTGTGTTCTCAACATCACTGAGATCATTTATGGATTTAGAGACACCAAAACGATCTGCTTTTTTAGAGGAGTTATTTGGAACAACTTTAATATCAGAAAAAGCTGACAAATTAAAATCAGCAATCAAATTGAATGAGCAATCAATTGAGATTCAACAGATTAAGATAAGTTCACTTGAAAATGAACATATGCGGTTTTTTCAACAACAGACATCAATAGAAAACAAGCGGAATGCTTGGTCCAATCAACACACAATCGATAATGCCAATATTTTAGATAAAATAAGTAAATTGGATAGCAATGTTGATTTTGTGATGTTACGTGATCAGCGAGAGAAATATGATGAAGCAATTGTAACCAATGCCCAACTAAGCACAACAATTAATAAATTAAATACGGATGCATCAACTACTAATAACAAAATATCCACATTAATTAAGAACATAGACAAATTGCTCATTGAGAATCAAGTATTACAATCAAACATTTGTCCATATTGCAATCAAGAATTCAAAGATACCATCGATAAAATTAATTCAAACGTCCAGCAAATTGAATTATAT